GAAGAGGCTGGCGAAGAGTCCATGCAAGGTTTTCTCGCCAAGCACCTAAATGTCGAAATGGGCCTCGCCCTCAGATCCAAGCGCTGGAGTGGTGCCGATTTCTGGCAACAGGCGGCCGGAGCGGTCACCCTGGACGACATCTTGACCCGATGCGAAGTGGTAGTGGTCGGCATAGATGGCGGCGGCTTGGATGACCTCTTGGGGCTCGCTGTACTCGGACGCGAGATCGACACCGGGAGCTGGCTTTTGTGGAATAGAGCATGGGCTTCGGCCATCGCCTTGGAGCGGCGCAAGTCGGAGGTGTCTAAATACCGCGACTTCGAAAAAGACGGAGACCTGGTGATAGTTGATGAGGTCGGCCAGGACATTGAGCAGATCGGAGAGATCATTGAGCGGATCGAATCCGCGGGACTACTGGACCGGATCGGCGTGGACCCGGCCGGCATCGGCGATATTGTGGACGAAATAGTGCTGGTCCGCAACATAGAGCACGACCGAGTTGTTGGCATCCCGCAGGGGTGGCGCCTGACAGGAGCTATTAAGACCACGGAGCGCAAACTGGCAGAGGGGGCCCTGGCTCACGGTGGCCGCCCCATGATGGCCTGGTGCGTCGGGAATGCCATGGTGGAGCCCCGCGGCAACGCCATTTTGATCACAAAACAGGCCAGCGGCACCGGGAAGATAGACCCGCTCATGGCGACATTTAACGCCGTGGCGCTGATGGCAATGAATCCAGATTCGAGAATCAAACGGTCGGCTTACGCCGGAATGACAACCGAACAGATCAAGGAAAGGATGGCCCTTTGATGGCAAAAAATCGAGCGAACAAGCCCCAGGTTGATGAAATTGAGCCGGAAAACGATCATGGATTGCCGAAAAAGGCGCTTTTTCGCGTCGATGAGGTCGCATGCTACTTTGGCGTGACCGAGCGATGCGTCCGGCTTTGGATCGAGCACGGACATTTGAGGGCCGAAAAAATAGTCGGTTCGGTAAGGGTCTCGCGGGAGTCAATTTTGCATTGCCGGTTCAAAATATCCGAAAATTAGCGCAAGGTTTTCTAAACTTTTCGCAAAATTTCAAACTAAGTGCCACCTATACGCGTTTTTAATTGATTATTTTGGAAACAATCCGAAGAATCCCACCTATCTATGGGATTCTTTCGCAAGATAAAGGGCTTTTTCAACCTTTCCCTTTCAGACCCCAAGGCCTGGAATCCTTCCCTGTGGAATCTATACGGGGCGCAATCCTTATCCGGTGAGACCGTAACAGAAGAGACCGCGCTGACCTATTCCGCTTTTTGGTGCGCGGTCTCGCTCATTTCCGGAACCATCGGATCGCTGCCGCTCCATTTGATGCAAAGCCAGCCGCGTGGCAAGCGAATCGCCGACGAACTGCCTACCTATCGCGTCATGCATGAGCGGTGGAACCCATACATGACCGCCAAGGTCGGCCGGCAGACCATAACGGCCCACCTTCTGACCTGGGGAAACGGATACGCTGAAAAGGTTTTGAACAGCTACGGTGAAGTGATAGAGCTTTGGCCGATCCCTCCCAATCGGGTGGCTTCCATCCAGCGTGCAGAAAACGATCTTGTTTACGAAATCCAGGTCGATGGACAGATAAAGTTTATCCCTCGCAAGCGTATTTTACACCTTCACGGCCTGGGATTTGACGGATTCATGGGCTACTCGGTCGTGGCCATGGCCCGCAAGTCCATTGGCCTTTCCATGGCCATGGAGACCTTCGGCAGCAGACTTTTCAGTGAAGGCACGCATCCTGGAGCTGTCATAAAGCACCCAGGGCAAGTCAAAAACCATAAGGCGATGCGCGAAGCATTGGCCGAGTCTTATTCTGGTCTAGGAAACACACACAGGCTTATGCTGCTTGAAGACGGCATGGAGCTTGAGAAGGTCGGAATCCCTCCCGAAGACAGCCAATTCCTTGAGTCTCGCCAGTTCCAGATCCCTGAGATCGCCCGCTGGTTCAATCTTCCGCCCCACAAACTTCGGGACCTGACAAAGTCGTCTTTCAATAACATTGAGCAGGAACAAATCAGCTTTGTGACCGATTCCATTCTTCCGTGGCTGATCGATTTTGAGCAAGAATACCGGCTCCAACTGCTCACAGATCGCCAAAAATACCAGGAAAAACTTTACTTTAAACATATCGTCGAAGGGTTGCTTCGGGCCGACGCCAAAAGCCGAGCGGAATTCTACCAAATCATGAAGCGCAACGGAATCATGACCATCAACGAGATCAGGGAAAAAGAAGATCTCAATCCGCATAGCGATCCGCTCGCTGACGAACTATGGACCGAGGCCAACATGACTCCGTTGAACAAATGGGACCAGGCCACGGCCCAGTTACAGACATCCCAACCCACAGCTAAAATTACAGCTCTCCAGAGGAGGCCTTAAGTGAATTGGTACGAAATAAAAAATAAATCGGAGAAGGCCGAAATATGGATCTATGATTTCATCGGCGAAGACTTTTGGTCCGGCGGGGGGGTGACAGCAAAAAACTTCCAGAAAGAGCTTGCAGAGATCAAAGCAAGCCAAATCGACCTGCACATCAACAGCCCCGGTGGAGATGTATTCGACGGAATCGCCATTTATAATCTTCTCAAGCAGCACGCAGCTACGGTCACGACATACATCGACGGATTAGCCGCCTCCATTGCTTCGGTTATAGCCCTTTCCGGAGACAAGATCTACATGGCCGAAAATGCATTGTTTATGATCCATAATCCATGGGGGAGCATTTGTGGAGAGGCTGCTGACATGCGAAAATTTGCAGATCAGCTGGATATGGTCCGTGGCGCGATATCAAAATCCTACGCCGCCAAAACGGGCAAAGAAGAGAGCGAAATCAACTCCCTGATGGACGCTGAAACATGGATGGATGCAGACGATGCCGTAGAGGCTGGCTTCGTCGATGAGGTCACGGAAAAGATGGATATGGCCGCGTGCGCCAAGTTCGTCCCGATAATGGCAAAAGCCAGGTTTAAACACATCCCCGCTTTTGCCGCAAAAGATGCAGAAAAAGCCCTGCGCAATGCCGGGTTTTCTAGAAAAGAGGCAAAGTCGATCCTTGCCAAAGGGCTTTCCGAAGGCCTGCGCGATGCCGGTCCGGCGGAGAGTCTATCGGTAGCGGTAGAATCTCAGCGCGATGTTGAACTGCCGAGGCAGAAAAGGGATCGGATCGCCGAGCTTTTGACAAAGGCCGAGATTGTGGCCCCATCAATCAATTAAAAGGAGAGAATCAAAATGGCTAAGACCCTGACCCAATACCGTGAGGACATGAAAAACCTCATGAAGAAGGTGGCCGACATCGACGCCAAATGCGTCAACGAAAGCCGCGACATCTCCGAGGCCGAGTTGGCCCTGAAAAACGAAATGCTCGACGCCGTGGAAGACACACGAAAGATCGTGGCCGCCATGGAGCGCCAGGAGCGCATTCAGAAGGCCCTGGACGGCCCGGCCAACGAGCCCGAAAGCAGACCGCAGGCCTCCCATCGCATTGAGGTGCGCGACAAAGACCGCTTCGGTAGCCTTGGAGAGCAGATGGCCGCGGTTGTGAATGCCGGTCGCCCTGGCGGTCACATAGACCCGCGACTTCTGAACGCTGCCACCGGAATGGGCGAAAGCGTTCCGAGTGACGGCGGCTTCCTGGTTCAACAGGACTTCGTGACGTCCCTGATGGAAGACGCATTCCAGACCGGCGTGCTGGCATCGCGCTGTCGGCGCCAGCCCATTTCCGGAAACGCCAACGGCATCAAAATTAATGGCGTGGACGAAACCTCCAGGGCGTCTTCGCGCTACGGTGGCATCGTGGCCTATTGGGCCGACGAGGCGGGCGAAAAGACCGCCAGCAAGCCCAAATTCCGCAAAATCGAGCTGAACCTGAAAAAACTGATCGGCTTGTGCTACGCCACAGATGAACTGCTTCAGGATGCCGCCGCCCTGGAAGGCTTCGTCAAAACAGCTTTCCCTGGAGAGTTTGGCTTCCAGCTCGATGATGCCATCATGAACGGGACAGGAGCCGGGATGCCCCTGGGCATCATGAATGCCGGGTGCCTGGTGACCGTCGCCAAGGAATCGGGCCAGGCGGCCGATACCATTATGTCCGAAAACATCGTGAAGATGTACTCCCGGCGCTTTGCCGGGCAGACCGGAAACTATGTCTGGATCTACAACCAGAACATTGAGCCCCAACTCTTCACGATGTCCCTGGCGGTTGGCACCGGCGGCGTTCCGATCTACATGCCCCCGGGCGGATTGAGCGATGCCCCCTATGGCAGGCTCATGGGCCTTCCGGCCATCGCGGTCGAGCAAGCCTCCACCTTGGGAGATGCCGGCGACATCGTCTTGGCGAACTTCCAGAACGGCTATGTTCTGGCCGAAAAGGGTGGAATCCAAGCCGACATGTCGATCCATGTGCGGTTCATCTATGACGAGTCTGTGTTCCGCTTCGTGCTCCGGGTTGACGGCCAGCCGGTTCGCGCATCCGCCCTGACGCCCTACAAGGGCGGCGCCAACGACACGCAGAGCCATTTTATCACCCTGGCCGAGCGTGCGTAAGCAGTGAATTAAAAACCGCCTGGGGCGCATAGCCCCAGGATAAAGGAGAAAAAATATGTTTCTCGCAGAAGAAAAGAAGTTTGTGCCGGTCGCCAGCAACTACGACCTGAGCACGCACGATACGTTGATGACCATGGACAGCATCAACATGAAAAACTATCACCACGCCACCTTCCTGGTCCAGTTCGCGGCGCTGGGAACGGCCTCCCCGATTCTGTATGTCTACTCCGGGGCCACCGATGGCGCCCTGACCTCTGCCCTGACATTCAGCTACGCCTTTGGTGGCGCCGCGTGCCTGTCCGCCAACTGTGATGTGCTCGCCGCCTGGGCCACGAGCGCAGCGCTGACCATCACTCATGGAACGTACGACAACCACATGCTGATCATCGAAGTCCCGGCAGCGTCGATGGATCTGGCCAACAAAGAAGACTGGCTGACCATCAACTTCACCGACCCGAGCACCGGCGCCACCGGAAATGTGACCATTACCGCCATCCTACAGCCGCGGTACAGCCACAACCGGATCGCTACGGCCCTGGCGTAAGCCCATAATCGGCGGCCATATCGGCGCCACTTTCGGGCGGTCTGGAAAGATGATCGTCCACTTCCGCGGAAAGGAAGAAAGCCATGCCCAACTACAACGCAAGCACCAT